CTGCAGTGCCTGAAAAGGAACCATCGTTTCGTAATCTTCGGCAAGGTGTGGGCTTTGCACATGGTTGAGATTGTTCAGACAAGAATGAATACGGTTAGATGTTTATGTATATGATTTTTTATTATTATTTTAGTTGTGCTGCCAATTGTTGCGCATGGTTGTACATGATTTGATATTGTTGTTTATGTTCGTTCATGCGATATTGAGTACAGAATAAGTACATAAAATACCAAAGTGATGAGTACAGAAAACTAACATGGCAATCAGTGACACAAAGCTTCGCTCTATCTATGGTAAACCATATTCTGGGCCTGCTGAAATTACGGATTCTGACGGGCTTGGAGTTCGCATAACCCCCAAAGGCGTGATCAGCTTTCAGTTTAGGTTCCGATGGGAAGGAAAGCAGAACCGAATGGGGCTTGGACGCTACCCAGCGCTGACGCTGCGCGATGCCCGCAATATCGTTGCAGACCTGAGGGAGTCGGCAGACAAAGGCATTGACCCCCGAACGCTGGCTGGTGGCAACAAATCCAAGAGTAAGCCAACGGTAAAGGATTGCCTGGATTACTGGAAGGAAAATTACGTTGACGTAACGTTAAGGGCTAAGACGATAGCGCTTTATAAGTCAACGGTTATAAAGCACATGCGTGACGCTTTTCCCGGTATTCCGGTTGAGGATATCCCAGTCCGCTTGTGGGTTGAGAGGTTTACCGAAGAGGAGAAAATCAATCCTCGCCGAGCCCGGCATTTATTGATACAGCTCAGGTCCGCCATTGGTTGGTGTACGCGGCGACAGTTCGTTAGCACAACCGAGCTCATGCTTTTGCAGCCGAAAGACATCGGTGTTAAACCTGTGATTGGAGAGACCACACTCAGCTATAACCAGCTTGCCAAAATTTGGATGGCTATAGAAAGAAGTCGAGGGTCAACTTCTAACCGATTGCTTCATCAATTGCTAATGCTGTACGGCGCCAGGAATAGCGAACTTCGGCTGGCTATAAGGGGTGAATTTGACCGAGAGGAGGGGTTATGGGTTGTTCCGGCAGAGAAAAGCAAAACCAACAAAATTATCAGGCGCCCAATTTTCTCCGCGGCAGATGATTTGCTGAAAAAAGCTGAAATGACGTATGGGGATATACTTTTCCCGGGCGAGGACCTGAAAAGCCCTATAACTATTTCTGGTGCAAATAAATTTCTGAGAAGAATCAAAGACTCGTTGGGGTTTGGTGAGTTTACTTCACATGATTTCCGGCGCACCTTGGCAACCCGGCTATCCGAAGAGGGGGTTGCCCCGCACGTCATCGAAAAAATGCTGGGGCATGAGCTTGGTGGCGTGCTTTCTGTCTATAACAAGCATGACTGGATTGCCGAACAGAAAGACGCCTACGATCTGTATGCTGAAAAGATATTCTGGCATATCAGGAAGATTTCTGGTTGACTCCCCCGTTTAAGATCCACTCCACAATAGCAGAGCGCAGATACTGTTTAGGGTAGGTCCGGACCGGCTTGGGGAAATTATAGCGCTCGGTGTATTTCCGGATGGTCACGCGTGAAGATACTCGGATCATCCGCATCGCCTCTTCCTCGTCAATCATTTCAATGTCTACCATATTACTCACCTCACACCACTTCCAGGCCACGGCAGTGGCACCACACTTCATACATCCGCTTAACTACTTCCCGGCTGTAGTAGCCGTGACCGTCTCGCGTTAGGTCATAGCGGCCGCCGTAGCGCAGTCTGATCCATATCTCAAATTCTCTATTCATGACACTAACTCCGAAACAGCCAGGCTATGGCAAACGCACAACCGACGATGCAAAATGCTGTTGGCCAGTCCATTACATTGTCTCCCCAATAATTTCAATACCCGCAGAAATCAGAGCGGCCGCACATGCTTCGCGCATGCTTCCTGCACCAGCAGCAAATCCCTGATACCATTCGGCGTTAGATCCGAGCTGCGGCAGTCCCGGAAGCTTCACCTGCACAGCTGTTTTTGCTTGGGTACCAAAACCCAGTTTTTCCCGAAGTTCAACGATAGCGGCATCATGCTCTGCGCGGGCCTCTGGACCCATGGCATCCAATTCAGCGTAACGTTTAGCCCTGTTGTTAAGTGCTCGCAGAACCAGGTGAGTGCCAACGCCTTTGCCAAACCGGAAGCCGGGTTCAAGAATGACCGGGCAGGGGAGTGTTTCAGGGTATTCCGGCCGCAATGTTTCTTTAGAATTCGCCAGAAGCTCAAGAGCCATCGCAACCACCTCGCCCGGGAAGAAAGGTTCACCGCCGGCGATTCTTTTAAGCCGTTTTTCGCAGATTGTCATTCAGCTGTCTCCTGTTCAGCTTCGATGATGGCATCCACAGCCATCATCAGAGTTCTGGCGAGGTCGTCGTAATCCGTCCAAGCATCGTTGCTGAAGAAGTTCGTGATCATAACTGGTGCAATTTTTGCGATAAGATACTGACGATAAGTCATACCACCAGGCGTTGCGTTGCTTGGATTTGGGTATGCATAATGCTGGCCGTTTCTCATTGCTTAGCCTCCCGGATCAGATGTTTATAGGCCCGCAGCGCGTGATGTGTCTTCCCGCTTAAGATCGTTTTCATAATGAAAAAACCGCTGCTCTGGCTGGTAATTTCAGGCGTGAGGAACAACGCGACATCAATCGCCCGGTTGTGCCGGCGGAACTCAAACACGGTGCTGGTGACCGTGATAACTGAAACCGACCCTTGATCATTAAACTCAATTTTCACAATGTTTTTCCTCCCATCCGATAGCCTGAAAGAGTCCCATTTTCGGGTGATACCAACGGGTCCCACGTGGTTCGGCTTCTGCCATCATTTGGCGGAATGCTTTCATAAAAGGTTCAAACTCCACGATCGCCCGGCGAGACAGTAAACCATCAGGCGTCATGAATTCGTGTGTATCGGTTGGGATACGGTATGCGTTAACAAGGTTTCGACACTTGGCATCGGTCATGCCGCTTTTTGCGACCACCTGGCGATAACCGACATACCCGGCCCGCATATTTCCACGCTTAATGTTTTCGACAGCTTCGACTACGGTTTCCACCTGTTCTTCAACCTGGTAGAGGCGTCGTTCCTGCTCAACATTCAGCAGGGCCATTTCAGCGATCAGCTCTGCCTGCGATTTTGGCCGGGAGCGTTCTTCTTCCAGCTCTTTCCAGCGATCTACCAGTCTGGCGGTAAACTCGGGGCTGAGTTGCGCGACCACAATGATGCTGTCACGCTTCCCTTCTTCACTTTCAAAAACGTAAATTGTTGTGGGGCGCCCGGCAGTAGGCTTTTCCTCAATTTGAGGAGAAGTAATAACGCCACGCATAATCAGGGTCTCAATCGTGCGTTTCACGTTGTCGTGGCGTTTTTCTACCAGCTCGGCGATCTCAAGGCTGGTCATGGATGGTTTGTTAGTGATCAAGTTATTCATCATCATTCCCCTCAATGCATAATCGGTGCTTCGGGCACACCTTCGATCTGGATGTGTTCGATAAAGCTGTCATGGAGGAGGTTAAGCCCCTCCCGGCCAAGTGCTGATAACCTGAACCCAAATTCTTCGTCAGCAATAACCATGTCCTGATACATCCGCAGCGCCAGCTGCTGGCCAACCTCTGGCCCATATTTCTCGATTGCCCCCAGCTCAATATGGTTGGCGAGTGCAAAGCGTTCAGGTCCCGGATAGACGCTAATGGCGCCATGCTTGCTGGAATAGATAACAGCAGTATCAACACCGCCAGTATCATTCGGAACGTCGACAGTTCCGTTTTTCTCCAGCTCCTCAGTGATGAACACGGCAGCCAGTAACCAGCGCCAGAGGATCAACTCTTTTTCGATATTGAGCGTGATCCAGTTGCTTTCTACCGCTTCCATGATGCAGGCCAGAATTTCCATTCCATCGGCAAGGTGTTTGTCATAGCGACCGTTATCCAGCAGGCGAATAGCAGCGGAGTAGCCAATCACCCGGTTTCCAGACCGGATCCCTGTTGAGGTTGGTTCCGGGTTAAGCATGTTCTGAAGCATTGCGAACCTCTCATATGTGCCCGGCTTGTCGCCGGGCTGGTGGATCATTTAACCTGGATAAAAGGGGTGTTTGTTCCGCTGGTCATGTACTGGGGCAGGGTGCCATTCCATTTGTTGATGGCCTCCAGTTGCAGTACCTCAGGGTTCTCACGCAAGGCCTGCCCACGGATCTGGATAGACTTTGCTTCTGCTTCAGCCAATTTCAGCTTTGCATCCGCCTGGCCATCGGCTTCGGCTCGTAACATGTTGGCTTCAGCTTCACGTTGTTTAACTTCCTGCTCGCGCTGCAGCGTCTTCTGGTTGGCCGTAACTTTGGCGTTGATGCTTTCGATCACTGTCGGCGGGTATTCCGGACGGCCAACGTAAGAAAGGCTGATCACCTGGATACCAACCGGCCCCATATCGGACTGGATCTCTTTCAGTGCGTTTTCAAGCAGCTCAGCTTTCCCGCCGTCAATGAATTTATCGGTGCTCATCCGACTTGCGAGACGATTAAGGGCGTCAGCAATTTTCTGCCGCAGGTCGGTGTCGGTGATGTCGTCCACGCCTTTACGGTAGGTCTGGAAAACGGTTGTAACTTTGGTCGGATCAACCTTGTACGCGACCCCGATGTGGTAGCCGATGGTGGTTCCATCGCTCATCTGGAAGTTGAAAGCGTCTTCATACGTTTTCATCTGCTTGAAGGTCGGAAAGATATAAACCTCGGTATTCCAGCCGGTCCAGTAGCGGCCGACGCCGACGACTTCACCAACGCCTTTATCGTCGCCCAACTTATTCACCTTGATACCCACGTTGCCGGGCTCAACTCGATCGCAACCAACAAGGCCGATGGCAGAGAGTGCGATAATTGAAGCCATAATTGCTTTTTTCATTTCTTTTCCTTCGTTACGGTAAGCACAAGACCCTTACAAATGGCGTAGATGCACGGCGGGGTCAGAATCGCCAGGGCAAAACCGGATATAACTGCTGTCGTGTCCTTCATCGAAATGAGGATCGGAACGAACAGCCCATAAACGCTGGCGACAATCACCACCGATAGAACAATGCGTAAGTAAGCAATCATCGACTCAGCCCTCCAGGCTTACAGGCCTGTAGTTCTTCGCGCTCTTTCACGTAGCGGTCGTGCATGGCATCCCACTTTTTGCACCACTTTTGCATTTCTCTTTTGCGGGCGAGGATGCGACGCAGCCGGCGAACGGTGCGCTGGTGGGCGTTAAAATACTCAGTGGTCACGGCGCCACGTTGCCAGCTACTCAGTTCTGGATTCAGTGGATGAATTACCTGCACGTCCGGATAACGCTGCTTGAAACCAGAACGCCCAAAAGCTCGGGAGGTCATGAAGAACGCCAGGTAACGAATTGCGGTATCCCGGCTGAAGCACCGCTTCATGCGTCCGTGGCGGATCGCGGCGAACAGATCACCAACTGGCGTTGGGTGCTTTTGCAACGCCAGGTCAATGGCGCTGACAGTTCTGTTGTCAATCATTTGTCTTTCTCCCGGTTATAGGTTTCATGACTCATAACTTCCCAGTTCCGGCCATCGTCTTTCGATAACAGGCGCCAGCGTGGGTTAACCTTCAGGCTGAGGTAGCCGGTGCGGCGCATTCGCCGCGGGAATATCCGCCGGCGCCGATACCGCAGCAGGACCTGCAGCGCCTGCAGGTGAACCCTCTCAGGAATTCGTATCGCTGTCAGTGCCACCAGCTTCCTCCTCGATCCTCAACCCCGCGTCGCGGGCCATTTCGATAAACGTGGCCAGTGTGCAAATGTGCTCGTCGTCGAACAGCTGGCGGTCGCATATCACCCTCCCGTTCTCGATGTGCAAGACTACCCGCCCGGTAAAATCAGGGAGGACATGCAGATCCACGTTCAACACGGGGCGGGGGATCAGCACACCCTGATAGAGCATTGTTTGCTGGTTATTCATTGCCGGACTCCGCAGTAACTGGTTTCTGCTTTTTGACGAACTCAACCAGTTCAGAAATAAGCTCGTCGATTAACTCTTTCCCGCTTTCTGTGAGGAATTCGCCGCTGCCATTAACATCAACAGAGTTGCTGTAAATTCCCTTAAGAGCTTTCACACCTTCCACATTTCCGTATTCACCGAGCGCCAGTCGCTCGAATTTCCGCAACAATCCATCAAGAAGAATCTCAGTTAATTCGATAGTACTAATCCCACCCTTGTTGAGCTTAATGACAAGTAAGCTACTCCCAGTCTTTCGCTGGTGGCGTAACAAGGCCGCTTTTAAAATTCTGCGTCTATAAGTGCTAATTAAATTATTCACTTTTATTTACCGTAAGCCTTTTTTAAATAAAGCATGGCTATAGACCAATAACCAAGAGAGACAAATAACTGAGCTGTTTTAAATGCTTGTTTATTAATCATGGTTACCCTTAATTTGATTGCAGAAATCCCCGGGATTACTCCTGTAATTAAAATTACTAATTAAATTTTTAAGCCGGGTTTTTAGACTCTTCCTCAATAAGGTACGCTGCAACTGGCCCAATCAGATCAGCCAAAAGTGAGGCGACAGATTCCACGTCTGAGTCGGTCAGTTTATGAGGGTAGTTCTCAAGCATCCTCGCCACAATCTCAGCCTGGTAAGCCTTTGATGCTGCTTTTTGCAAAGTGATATCAGACATTTTTAGCATCCTTATAACCGGAAGAATATGTTGCTGAGTTAGCTATTTTATTTGTTGCTATTGCTAATTCAGCGAGGTCTGCAACCACACTAGAAAGCATCATTATTTTATCTTTATTTAATCTCTTTTCTTCTGCCTCACTCATTATGCTAACCCCTATATGATTGATGGCTTGCAAAATAGATATTGTTTTTGTATCGCAATCAGTAGCAATTTTGTCGAAATCAATGTTTTGACATTGCTCTTTATCGGAAGAGAAACGGTAATCAGGTATAGTTACCAGTTGAAAAAATTTCTCTGTACTCATCTTTTGCACTCCATTAATCCGCTAATGCATAAACAATACATAACGTATTAAATAAGATCAATACAAAATGGAGTATTTTGGTGTGTTATTTCACATCATTTTGTTTTTCAAGGTTTTTTAGTTTCTGGTGGGGTGTTGGAGGCAAAAAAAAAGCCGCTTTCGCGGCCAATTTATGGGAGGTTGGTGATTTTTGCGTCGACTACAACCCCGATAATACGGCAATTGCCATTGATAGGGATTATTGGGTATTGGGGGTTGAGGGGTTTGAGAAATCTTTGACCGGCATCGATAACAAGCTTTTTGAAAGTGGCTTCATTGTCACCGTCAAGTTTCGCTACAACCAATTTTCCGTTGATTGCTTCCACTTGGGGATCGACAAGTATCGCCATCCCTTCCGGTATGCTCAGCCCTGCTGGTGATGTCATGGAATCGCCTCTGACGTCTAACCAGAACGAATCCTCAGAGCATTCAACGGTGGTGTCATACCATCGATCTATCGCTCTACGGTGGTACGGTTCTACAGCTTCCATCCAATCTCCAGCGCTAACCCAGCTTATAACAGGGTAGCTTCCCTTGGATTCGTTAATGCTATTAAAACTTACATTGTGATCGGCTCTTGAGTCGCTGATAGTGCCGTCAGCATTTACTACGAAGCCGGGCATTTTCAATATGTTAAAAATCTTAGCTATAACCTCTAAGTTCGGTTCACGTCTGGCGTTTAACCAATGGCCCAGCCCGCCCTGCGTTATGCCGAGCGCCTCTGCCAGCTGTTCTTGAGTCATGCCGACTTCTTTCATCCTGGTTTTGGCCAGGTCCTGCCATCTCTGTTTCATAGCCATGATTATTACATTCCGTATTTACTGAGCAACTTCCATTTTGTATTATTCTTGTGACCGTGTATAGTACGTTATGTATTATTTATGCGAGACTAATCGAATGAGTGGAATCAAGAGCCTTAGACGCAAAGCAAAGGTAACTCAGGGAGAGCTGGCCGCGCTGATTGATAGCTCCCAGGGGGCCGTTAGCCACTACGAAACAGGAAGAAGGATTCCTGATGTTGCAGTCGGAAAGCGGATCGTCAGCGCGTTTAAACAGCTTGGCCTGAATACAAGTTTGGACGAGGTATTTTCAGATGATGTTGCACGGGATGAGGCCTGACCACGGTTTGCTCCCATCTGTGTACGCATCTGCAGATGAAGAATGGATCAAGCAGCAGTTACTGAGCCTGACGCCAGCAGCACGACAAAAAGCCATTCAGCGTTATGCAGCTGTGTATCAGGAATCGTTCGAAGCCGAGCCCGTTCCATACCGCAAGGAGAACCGGGCAAGGCATGAAGCCAATGTGAGGCTTCGCAGATTCGTGGATGCACACGGACGCGCACTGCAGGGGTATACGACCCAGCCACCCCTGGCCGGATCTCAGTAACGATCCGTTGGTCACCGGGCTTAAAGGTGCCGGGTGATAGCAGGGAACAATCCTTGACTGTTTTTTGTTCTTTGTACCAGCTTGCGAGTACATGGGATGGGGAAGAGGGAAGAGGGGGGTTGGGGGGAGTTGGGAGTTAGGGCAGGAATAGCGTCCTTTTCCAACAGACAGGTACATGGGTTAGGTAGGTACCGATCTTGAAGGCAGAACCATAAAAGAGCGGCGCACTAGCAAACTGGTACACGGTATCCCGGCAAGAGGTCAGGAATGTTTCTTCCTGGAAGAGTAGAACTCAAAAAGGGCTGACAATGCTTAACATCACACCGAACTTTGCACAGGAACGTGGGCTTAACATGCTGCGGCGCACCTGGAAGGCGCACGATTCCTTCATGGTCTACGCACCGACCGGAAGCGGCAAAACAGGCCTGGCTGCGTTTATCGCCGCCGGCCTGGTTAGTCGTGGTATGCGTGTTCTGTTTGTCGCCCCGTATACGATCCTGATTAACCAGACCGCCCAGCGCTTTACAGAATACGGGTTGCCGGAAGACCAGATTAGTTTTATCTGGCGTGATCACCCGAACTACGACCCAAATCTGCTGATCCAGATTGCGAGCGCTGACACGCTCATTAGGCGTGAATTTCCCAAAAACATCGATCTGCTTATTGTCGATGAGGCGCACCTGCGTAAACGCCGTATCCTGAAAGAAATCGAACGGATCACAGCGGAGAAAAAAGCGAAGGTTATCGGTTTATCTGGTACCCCTTTTGCGCCGTTCCTGGGCCATTACTATCAACACCTGATTAAGCCAACGACGATTGGCGAATTGATCCAGCGTGGTGACCTCAGTAAGTACGAATTTTTCGCCCCAACAAAACCGGATCTTAGCGGGGTAGAAACGAAGCCATCTATAGAGTTCGGTACTGATTACGACGAGTCCCAGCTGGCGGAAATCATGTGCGGTTCTGACCTGGTGGGCGATATCGTCGATAACTGGCTTCGTCATGGTCGTGACCTTCCTACGGTGGCGTTCTGCGTTAACAAGGCCCACGCAAACTTTGTAACCATGCAGTTTAACAAGGCGGGCATTAACGCTGAGGTGATGGTCGCAGAAACACCCCACGAAGAACGGCAGGCGATGATCCACCGCTTCGAGACTGGCGCCACAAAAATAATCGTCAGTGTGGGTGTGCTGGTGGCCGGTTTTGATAGTGATGTTCGCTGCATTATCTACGCCCGTCCGACAAAAAGTGAAATTCGCTGGCTGCAGGCGCTGGGCCGCGGACTGCGAACTGCACCCGGGAAAGATGCCTGCCTGATTTTTGATCACAGTGGCACTGTGCATCGCCTCGGCTTCCCTGACTCCATCGAATACGACGATCTGCCATCCACAAACGACGGCATGAAAGCGGCCGCTGCCGGCGCAACTAAGGAGCGCGAAGAAAAACTTCCGAAAGAATGCCCCGAATGTCATTTCATGAAGCCATCCGGCGTTTACGTCTGCCCAAAGTGCGGATTTAAACCGCTCGTTGGTCAGGACGTCGAGACTGACGGCACCCGCAACATCAAAAAAATGAGCAAGCACGAAACGGTTTATACCAAAAGCGACAAGCAGTCCTGGTGGAGTCAGATCAAGTTTTACCAGCGTCATCGTGCGGCGCAGGGGAAACCTGTCAGCGATGGCTGGTGTGCTCATACCTTTCAGGAGAAATTCGGCGAATGGCCCAACGGCTTAAGCGACTTTCCAATGGAGATCACACCGGAGGTCAGCAATCACATCAAACACAAACTTATCAAATTTGCTAAACGCCGCGAACGCCTGCAGCAGATGGGGAAGAAACCTGACCAGGATCTATTTCCACCTCCGAGCGCCAGTATCAACTATGAGCCTCCTGAGGGCAGCGACGGGCAATTAATTATCGAAGCAAAACGAAAACTCCAGAAAAACGTAAATAGTGCGAGTCAGTGATATGAAAACAGCAGAAGCAGCAAAAGGCCGGTGGTCAGAAATTTTTGAATATTACGGGCTGCCGCCTATCACCGGGAAAAACCATTACAAGGGAGAATGTCCGGTCTGTAAGGCGCGGGGGAAGTATCGCGTTGATGACCGTGACGGTCAGGGTACATGGATCTGTGTATGCGGTAGCGGTGACGGGATGAAGCTGCTGACCCTGACCCAGTCAAAAAGCTTTTCCGCCATCTGCGCAGAAGTGGACCAGCTCATCGGGAATAACTATCAGCGCATCAACGTGCCTTCTAACAGTTCGGCGGCGCGGCAGCGCCAGCGAGTCATCAGTAAGTTTTCCAAGTTGCTCGATTTACGGGGAACTAGCGCGGCTGGTTACCTTCTTCAACGTGGGATAAGTCGCCTGCCGGCAGAAGGCATCCGTTTTTGTGACCGCCAACGCCATGCGGGGCGCGTTTATCAAGCTCTGTATGCCCTGGCTACCGATGACAAAGCTGAGCTTTGTTACCTGCACCAGACGCTGCTGGACGGCGACAGGAAGGCAGATATTGATAGCGCCAAACGTCTTAAGTCGCTTCAAGAGGACAGCTATCTGGATCACGCCCGCTCTGTGGCCATTCGCATGTTTCCGGTATCAACGACGATCGGCATTGCCGAAGGTATCGAAACAGCACTCTCCTGTTATCAGGTTTATGGCGTCAACACCTGGGCGGTAATCAACAGCGGGTTTATGAAGAAATTCCGGGTCCCGGCAGGTGTGAAGCATCTGATTATTTTTGCCGACATGGACAAGCACTCTGCAACTGGACATGCCGCGGCGTTCGAGTGCGCCCACGCAAACCTGCTGGCGAAAAACGACCTGGTGAAAGTCAGCATACGCTGGCCGGATAACGGAGATTTCAATGATATGCTTATGAACGGCGATCAGGTTCGTGAACAAGTTTTCTATAAAAAGGTGGCAGCATGATGAACAATAACAATCTGCAACATAACCAATTCTTCACCATCGAACAGGACTTTTCGCCTGAGAAAATTACTGATGCTGAGCGCCTTGTTATGGAGCGCTTCAGTCATATTTATGCAAACTGGGCCGATGAAAAAAACTTAAGTCGTGAGGCGGAAGAACTTCGCGTAAGAGAAATTAAAGGTTTTAAAAACATCCTCCTCTCTCCCTGGACATTAAGCGATGTAACCATTGAATGGGATTACTGGGAATCCGTACTTCGTCACAGGTATAAAACACAAAATGGCGATGGCTACGTCCAGATTATCTGGGATCGGCGCGGGTGGCTCACTGACCTTTTGTGCGCCATGAAACCAGTTACCCGGGCTGAAGCATTAACAGTCTGCAAGTGGTTACTGGCATGTGACTATTTTGAGGAACGGGATTCGCTGTTTGATCGCATTATTTTGAACCTGGTCGGGGAGTGCGAAGAATGAAACTGGAAGCCTCCCTCAAACACTTTAGCCCTCAGGGCATGCATATCACCGACGACGCGAAAAGCACATCCCCGAATCGCCTGAATGGCACAGACATTATGACCGGGATCGGTGTGACCAGCAGCAGGGCACGCTTCGGCCTGGCCGCTTTCTTCGGAAAGGCTGGTATCAGCAAAACGGATGAACAGCTTGCAATTCAGGCGCTGGCGCAGTTTGCCATCAAAAACGCTCCTAAAAATGTCCGCAAAGCCGCCGGTGACAAGCTCGGCACCTGCATGTTGACGCTGGCACAATTTGCTTTTGCGGAGTACTCACGTTCGGCGGCCACCAGCGCAACGTGTCACAGCTGCAGCGGAACCGGCTTTATTTCCAGCCATGAAGATGTAATTAAGCACCCTGGTATTTTCGATGCAGACGGTGTCGAGGTGAAGGCCCCAAAGATTAGAAATGAACTGGTGAAAAGGGTCTGTGGAGTGTGTGGAGGAAAGAAAGTGATCCATGCGCGATGCAGGTGTGGTGGTAAAGGGGAGGTGTTAGATCGCAAAGCGACCAAAGAACTTGGCGCACCGGTTTTCAAAACATGTGAGCGCTGCTCTGGAAATGGCTTCTCTGTTGTACCCTCAGCGACGGTTCACCGCGCCATTCTGAAGCGTCTCCCGGATCTCCATCAGTCTTCGTGGTCACGCAACTGGAAACCGTTCTATGAGGGGCTGGTGGACATGCTGCGTCAGGGGGAGCGTCAGGCTGCAGTAGAATTTGAGAAAGCGACAAGTTATTAATATGATCGGAACAAATATCGGCTATTTTTTGCATGATAGTATTGACTTTGCATAAAAGTGTCTAGTATGCTTTCAATCGTGGGATATAACGCCCGTACGAAATTAAAACATGAAACCTCGCTTCGGCGGGGTTTTTTGTTTCTGGCGACTGAAAAGTTGGCCGACTGGAAGACCTCCATTGAGGCCGCGCTCTGGATGGGCGCGTTGTCAAAAGCGGGTTAGCGTCCAACGAGCGACAATTAAATTTTACCCGCGACAATTACAGGCTGCGCATTTGCGTGGCCTTTTTCATTTCAGGCTCACGGGAATCATCATCGACACGCTTCGTTGTTAAATCCAGCCCGACGGCCCTGAACCTTTTACTGACTACAGATAGCACCCCGAACATTATCGGAGGTGGAGACTATGAAAATGCCTGACAAAATCTTTTCGGCGGCCTCGTACTGCTCGTCAGGCGGCCTGATATGCACCGGGCTGGCAAGGACCTATGACTGGTTTCATGGCCTTGACTGGAATTTTATTGCCCTGGCCAGTGGCGTGATAATCGGTGTAGCGACTTATCTGACCAATCTCTACTTTAAGCGCCGCTGGACGAAGATGTATCAGCAATCCCTCGATCGTGGCTATGGTGGCCCGCCACCGCAGGATGAATAGCGATGGCTAACCTGAAAACGAAACTCAGTTCGGCCATGCTGGCGCTTATCGCTGCTGGCGCTTCAGCTCCCGTTCTTATGGACCAGTTCCTGAATGAGAAAGAGGGCAAAAGCCTCACGTCATACCGCGATGGCGCCGGCATATGGACGATATGTCGTGGAGTTACCCAGGTAGATGGAAGACCTGTAACCCAGGGAATGAAGTTAACCCAGGCCAAATGCGATCAGGTTAATGCCGTCGAGCGCAATAAGGCGCTGGCATGGGTAGATCAGAATGTGCGTGTTCCTCTGACACCCCCTCAAAAGGTCGGGATTGCCAGTTTCTGCCCCTATAACATCGGGCCCGGTAAATGCTTTCCTTCCACCTTCTACCGCAAGCTGAATGCCGGTGACCGGAAAGGCGCCTGCGCTGAAATTCGCCGGTGGATTTTTGATGGCGGAAAAGATTGCCGCGTGCGTTCGAACAATTGTTACGGCCAGGTCTCTCGTCGTGATCAGGAAAGCGCACTGGCATGTTGGGGGATAGATGAATGAGCCGATTAGCAGCCATTATCAGCGCTGTTGTGATCTGCCTGATGGTTTGCCTTGGGTGGCTGGTAATGCATTACCACAACGCTGCTGCTGAGCAGAAAACCCGAGCCGATGGCGCCGAGCAGCAGGTAAACAGCACTCAGGCCATCACAGCCAACGTTCTTACCACCATGACCATATTCAATTCCATCGCGGAGGCCAACAAAAATGCCAAAGAGCAGATCGCACTGGACGCATCGGGAGCCGCGGCGGATATCAAAGTGGCTGTTGCGAATGATGATTGCGCTCCCGCTGGTATTCCTGCTGGCGCAGTTAAGCGGTTGCAGCAATACAAAGACAGTTTACGTCACCGTTCCGGTAGTGCCGCTACCCTCCAGCCTGACAGCTGAAACGCCTTATCCTGATATACCGGACAAGATGACGTGGGGCCAGAGCCTTGATTTAAACGTCAGTCTGCTATCAGCGCTGGGGCAGTGCAACCGGGATAAGGCCGACATACGTCGGTCTGAAATATTTAGAGGGAAAAATTAGTCATATCCGGCAGTTATTAAAATGCCATCTTTCTCCCCGTAAGTAGCGTGTCTATAATGCCTTTGCCGATTGGCTACAACATAAGGTGTGACATGAAAAACGGTATTTACTTCGTAACCTTCAGCAGCAATAACCATGATGTTGGACAAGGCACTGTAGTAGTAAAAGACAATGCCATCAACGGTGGTGATTTCGGGTTCACTTACCAAGGCCATATTCAGGGCGATACATTAGATTTGCATGTTTCTCAGCATAATCCTCAGGCGGTGAATGTCATTCAAGGTGTAAATGACTACACGATGGAAATGAGCATTGTAGAAGTGCAGGGGGGTTACCTTTTATCAGGGGCCGTTAAAGGAATTCCTCAAGCTCGGCTTAGGGTAAGTGCAAAATTCATTGGTGAGTTGGTTTAGAGAGTATTCTTTATCCCAAACCCGCTGCGGCGGGTTTTTTTATGGGCATTACAGAGCCACTTCCAGAGGTGGCTCGATAATGTCAAGGCGAGGACAAAATTATGGCAACACCGGACTGGGAGGCCATCGAATCGGCATACCGGGCCGGAGTCCTTAGTCTCCGTGATATAGGCGATAAATACGGCGTTACTGAAGGGGCTATCAGGAAGAGGGCTAAAAAGTTTGATTGGGTACGCAAGGCCAGTACGCAGGTACGCAAAAATGGTACGCAAAAGAGTAAGGCGCGTACCAGCGAAAAGCCTGCCAGCTCTGGCCGTACGCAACCAAAAGCCGAACCTCCACCAGATACGAAACCGATACGCGGGGTGCGTACCGATCCGCCGACTAACCCATTTCAACCCGGCAACCAGCAGGCGTTAAAACACGGTGGTTATGCCCGCCGTCTTCTGCTTAAAGATGAGGTCATTGAAGACGCGAAAGCGTTGACACTCGAAGACGAATTATTTCGCCTTCGGGCTAACAACCTTGTCGCCGCAGAGAATATTGGCCGGTGGTTGACCAAGCTGGATGATGCTGAAGGGGACCAGGAAAGAAAGGTGCTGATGGAAAATATCAGCGCCGCCGAGAAGGCGATGATGCGCAATACCGTTCGTATTGAGTCCATCGTCGGCACGCTTGCGACGGTAGGCAAAATATTTGCTGATACAGACTATCGCAAGGCTGCTACTGATAAGGTGTCGCTGGAGGCCGATCGTCTTCGCCGTGATGCTGGTATTGATGATGGCAACGGAGAGCGTGACCTCAATGACTTCTACTCTGACATCCAAACCGACGCTGAATCCGGTCCTGCGTAGCTTCTGGACGACGCAGGCGCGTAACAAAGTGCTTTATGGTGGCCGGTCATCGTCAAAGTCATGGGATGCTGCTGGCATCGCCATATTCCTGTCAAATAAATACAGCCTGCGCTTTTGTTGTGCGCGTCAGATCCAGAACAAAATTGAAGAGTCGGTGTATACCCTGCTCAAAATTCAGATTGACCGCTTTGGCCTGCGGCATCGTTTCCGCATTCTGAACAACAAAATCATTAACCGGGTGACCGGGTCTGAATTCGTGTTTTATGGGCTCTGGCGCAACATTGAAGAGATTAAGTCTCTGGAAGGTATCAGCGTTCTGTGGCTTGAAGAGGCCCACGCGCTGACGGAGTACCAGTGGAAGATACTGGAGCCTACCATCCGTAAAGAGGGCTCAGAGTGCTGGTTTATCTTTAACCCCGGACTGGTGACTGATTTCGTTTGGCGTAACTTTGTGGTCGATCCGCCAGAAGATACGCTGATACGCAAAATCAACTACGATGAAAACCCCTTTTTGTCCGACACGATGCTGAAGGTTATCGAAGCCGCTAAGCGCCGGGATCCGGATGGGTTTAAGCACGTCTACGAAGGCGTGCCAGAGTCGGATGATGATGCGGCCATTATCAAGCTGTCATGGATTGAGGCGGCTGTTGATGCCCACAAAATCCTGAATTTCGAGCCAAGCGGGCGTAAGCGTATTGGCTTCGACGTCGCCGATAGCGGCGCCGATAAGTGCGCTAACGTCTATCGTCACGGCTCCGTCGTGTATTGGGCGGATGAGTGGAAGGCGAAAGAAGACGAATTGCTGAAGAGCTGCCAGCGTACGTATCAGGCAGCACTGGAGCGCGATGCTGATATCGTCTACGACTCAATCGGCGTTGGGGCATCTGCTGGCGCGAAATTCTCAGAAATTAATGAGGATCGTAAGCGCGAAAACATGAATGCATCCCGCATCAATTATCAGCGATTCAATGCAGGCGCTGGTGTGAATGAGCCGGACTACGAATATAGTGGGATCCCGAACAAGGATTTTTTCGCCAACCTCAAAGCGCAAGCCTGGTGGCTGGTAGCGGATCGCTTCCGTAACACCTTCAACGCGGTAAAGAACGGCGAGCAGTACCCGGTAGATGAGCTGATTAGCATTGACTCATCCTGCCCGCTGCTGGAAAAGCTCAAGCTGGAACTTACCACCCCGCACCGTGATTTTGACAAAAACGGTCGCGTGATGGTGGAAAGCAAGAAAGACCTCGCCAAGCGTGACGTACCATCGCCGAACGTGGCCGACGCGTTCATCATGGCGTTTGCTCCAACCGATACGGCAATGGATATCTGGGAAGCGCTGGGAAACAGCTAA